AAAAGAGCGAGGCACCAAAACTATGAAAATAAATCCTGTGTCTTATCCCACAATTCAACCACCAACAATTTCAAAACCAGTAACAGAATACATTGAACATATACACCAAGAGAGAATTGAAGTTAAAATGGCACTTGAAAAGATTGAACAAGGAATGGTAGAATTAAAAACACTCATCGATCAAATTGCCGCAATAAGGTGTAACAAAGATGTATCCTGAAGAAGAAAAAATGCATGCTCTCGAATTAAAAGTTGGTTTGTTGGAAAAAGATGTTCAACAAACTGATAGGGTATGCGAGAAACTATCTGAATCTATAGAAAAGATTCAAGAAATGAATGATAACATGATTCGTATGTTAACCATTCACGAACAACGCCACGAACAACACGAAAAATCGGAAGATAATTTGCAAGAAGATATAAAAGAATTACATTCACGCATTACTACAGTTAGCCGTGAAATACATGAACGAATTGATCAAGTGGAGGTTAGAATTACCGAAAGACTTGACAATATTCGTGCCGATCTTATTCGCCATAAACAGGAAGATAATGGCAATAAAATTAGCGATACTTTAAAAGAAATCGATAAGTATAAATGGATGATCCTCGGTGCAGCCATCGCACTTGGTTGGGTTATCGGTAATGTCAATCTAGGTGTTTTAGGTACACTTTTCAAATAGACTTGTTTTTGTTGTAGTTTTTTGTTATACTCTTTATTATGTTATCAGTTGATTCTAAATATGTCCGTCTAATGTCATTTCGTCTGCGTAATTTCAAGCAGAAGAATGATTACCTTTGGAATTTCTCCTGTCCAATTTGTGGTGACAGTAAGAAAAATAAAACAAAGGCTCGTGGTTATGTTTATCGTAAATTAAATGATTTGTTTTACACCTGCCATAATTGTGGTGCAGGTTTAAGTCTTGGTAATTTTATAAAGCATGTAGATGAAAGTTTGTACAAAGAGTATTCTCTTGAACGATACACATCGGGTAAGACCAATAATTCAAAACTTGCAAACACAATTCTTAACATTACACCAACAAGGTTCGATAAACTTGAAAAGGCAAAAACATTTGAACACGCAGAATGGTGTGATAAACTGCCAGAAGGCCACTTTTGTCTTGATTATCTAAAGCACAGAAAAATAGATAAATCACATTATGAAAGATTGTTATTTACACAAAATTATAAACAATTTGTTGATGCACTCATACCAAATCACGGAAAACAATTACTTGATGATGCACGACTTGTAATTCCTTTTTATGATGCGTATAATGAATTGATTGCTGTATCTGGCCGTGCATTAGTAACGAGTGACAAAACATTAAGATATGTTACTATAAGAACAAAAGAATCTACTGATAAATTGATATTTGGCATGGATCGTGTCAATCGATCAAAAGATGTTTATATTGTCGAAGGACCACTTGATTCATTGTTTATTGATAATTGTGTTGCCTCCGGTGATGCCAATCTTACACTTGCAGCAAAAAGTATTTCAGTAGGTAAAAAGATTTTAATATTTGACAATGAACCAAGAAATAAAGAAGTGATGAAATTGATGCAAAATGCAATCAAATTAGATCATTTTGTAGTAATTTGGCCAGATAATTTGATTGGTAAAGATATAAATGAAATGATCATGAATGGAAAAACAAAAACAGAAATACAAAGTATTATAAGTAGTAACTCCTTCAAAGGTCTTGAGGCACAAGCCAAGTTTACATTTTGGAAAAAAGTATGAAAGTTGAATTGATTAGTTATACACAACCAGCGATGCATTTCGCTGAGAACACAACAGAATTGGTTGCTTTTTGTGCGAGAGTATCAAATCCTAGCAACCAAGCCAACAAAGAAACTAGTGAGAAATTAATTCGTTATCTTATTAAGCATCAGCATTGGTCACCACTTGAAATGGTGAACATGTGTTTAGAAATAGAAACCACAAGAGATATTGCAAGACAAATGCTTCGTCACCGTTCATTTAGTTTTCAAGAGTTTTCTCAGCGTTACGCCGACCCAACTAAAGATTTAGATTTTGTTTTAAGGGATGCAAGATTACAAGATGAAAAGAATCGTCAAAACTCCGTTGAAACAGATGATGAATTATTAAAATACTCATGGAGAATTATGCAGAATCGTGTATTAAGTGAAGCAAAAACTGCATATCAATGGGCCATAGATAATGGTATAGCAAAAGAACAAGCTCGTGCTGTATTGCCTGAAGGACTTACAATTTCGAGATTATACATGAATGGCACATTAAGATCATGGATACACTACATACAACTTCGCTCAGCGAATGGCACACAAAAAGAACATATAGAAATAGCACAGAAATGTGCAGAAATAATTGCCACGGTATTCCCCATGGCAAATGAATTCGTAACAAAATAATAATAACTGGAGTATTGCATGTCTGATATTGTTCACGGCATCACCGTAGATTTCACTAGAGATTCATTGTTTGATGAATTAGGTATCAAAAGATTAAAAGAGAGTTATATGCGTGAGGATGAAAACTCACCACAAGAAAGGTTTGCATATGTATCTAAACATTTTGGGACGAATGCTGCACACTCGCAAAGGCTTTATGAGTATTCTTCTCGACATTGGCTTTCTTATTCTACTCCCATTTTATCTTTTGGCCGCTCTAAGCGTGGTCTGCCTATTTCATGTTTTCTCCCGTATCTTGATGATTCCGCAGAAGGCCTTGTCGATTGTCTGGCGGAAGTAAATTGGCTCTCAATGCTAGGAGGAGGGGTTGGAATTGGAATTGGAATTCGCTCTGCTGATGATAAGTCGGTTGGTGTTATGCCTCATTTGCGTACCTATGATGCTTCTTCTCTCGCTTACAGGCAGGGCAGAACTAGGCGTGGTTCTTACGCTGCTTATCTTGATATTAGTCATCCTGATATTCTCATTTTTTTAGAAATGAGGAAACCAACAGGCGACCAGAATATGCGTTGCTTGAACTTGCATCATGGCATTAATGTTACAGATGATTTCATGCATCTAATTGAAAAATGTATGTTAGATCCACATGCTGATGATACATGGCATTTAAAAGATCCTCATAGTGGTGAGGTTCGTGATACAGTATCGGCTCGTGAATTGTGGCAGCGTATATTAGAAATTCGTATGCAAACAGGTGAACCTTATTTGCATTTTATTGATACAAGTAATCGTTTAATGCCAGAGTTTCAAAAGAAACTTGGTCTATCAATTAAACAAAGTAATTTGTGTAGTGAAATTATTTTACCAACAGATAAAGAGCGTACAGCTGTCTGTTGTTTATCATCAGTTAATTTGGAGTATTACGATGAATGGAAAAACGATCCAAACTTTTTGCACGATGTTGCTGAAATGCTTGATAATGTTCTTCAGTACTTTATTGACAATGCTCCTTCTTCTATCGCTCGTGCAAAGTATAGTGCCAGCAGAGAGCGTTCTATTGGTATTGGTGCTCTTGGGTTCCATGCTTATTTGCAGCGAAACAATATTGCTTGGGAATCTGCTTTGGCCACAAGTGCCAACAATAAAATGTTTAAACATATTAAGGAGAAATTAGATGCTGCCAATCTTTCGTTGGGTGCCAAACGGGGAGAGGCTCCCGATGCCGTTGGTACTGGTCGCAGGTTTAGTCATATGCTTGCCATTGCTCCTAACGCTTCTTCTTCAATCATAATGGGCAATACATCACCAAGTATTGAACCTTTTAGAGCAAATGCATATCGACAAGATACATTAAGTGGTGCCTTTCTAAACAAAAACCGTTATTTGGATAAAATCATCAAGGAGAAATGTGATGCAGACAAAAATCTTGATTACAGCGAAATCTGGTCGTCTATCATCGCCAATGATGGGTCCGTTCAACACCTTGAGTTTCTTGATGAGTGGACAAAAGATGTGTATAAAACCAGTATGGAAATTGACCAAAGATGGGTCGTGGACCATGCAGCTCACAGACAAAGTTACATTGACCAAGCGCAGTCTGTCAATTTGTTTTTTAGACCAGATGTTAATGTAAAATACTTACATGCTGTACATTTTCAGGCATGGAAACAAGGATTGAAAACTCTTTATTATTGTCGTTCAGAAAAATTGGCCAAAGCTGATAAAGTTGCTAAAAAAATTGAGCGTGAAGTAATACAAGAGATTGATTTAAAACAATTAGCGACAGAAGAAGTGTGTTTGGCTTGTGAAGGTTAATGTTGTATTAAGAACATGCGATAGAGTTTCTTTGGCGACTGATAGAATAGTGGCCAAAGATGAATGTATTATTCGTTGTTTAATTTCTTTAGTAAATTCTTTAGAATCATATGGTAAATATTCATTACATATCATAGATGATAATTCAAGTGAATGTACTAAAGATAAAATAAAAGAAGTTGCACCAACAGCAACATTTAATTTTTTACCTGAGAGGGATCAAACAGGTCTAAATGGTAAACAAAAGTCACGATATTCAGTAAAAGTGGCATATGACTACATTGATACTTTACCTGAAGATGAATTAGTTTATATTGTAGAGGATGATTATTTACATTATAATGATTCGATAAGAAAGATGGTTGAAGCATGGTATTACTTTCAATCATTTGATATGAAAACAGAAATTGGCATATTTCCACAAGATTTTGTGCAATTATATTTTCATCCTAAAAACTTATTTAATGATACTTACATCAGACCATGTATTGTATCACCAGGACCAGACAGATACTATCGTACCACATGGTTCACACACGAATCGTTTATGATAAAGAAATCTGTCATTACAAAATATAAAGAAGAATTTAATAAATTGATGGAGATAGGTGAGATAGATGGTAAATGGGAAGGCACCAGTCTATCAAATGTATGGACAAAACCTGATGTAGCTATGTTGATGCCCATGAAAACTTTAGCAATACATGTAAGTACAAAAGAAGATATTTCATTTTTCTGTAACGATTTTCAAGAATTATGGAACAAAAACGCATACTAGTTGTTGGTGCAGGTTATGCTGGCGCCGTAGTGGCCAGAGAATTACATGATGCTGGATTTTATGTAGATGTGATTGATCGCCGGCCACATATAGCAGGTAATGCTTACGATTTTGAAAATGATTTTGGTATTCGTGTGCATAAGTATGGCCCTCATTTGTTTCATACTAACAATGAAGAAGTATTTAAATGGTTATCTAAATTTACTGATTGGATACCATATGAACACGAAATAAAAGCTAAATTAAAAAGTGGTGCATTTGTACCATTTCCAGTAAATAGAAATACTTTATTGGTCGTAAATAAAGAAGATGTTTTTAAAACATTTTTTGAACCGTACTCACGCAAAATGTGGGGACAATATTACGATGAAATAAGTAAAGATGTATTTGATAGAGTAAAACCAAGAGATACATCAGATAATCGTTGTTTTACTGACAAATATCAATATATGCCTGTTGAAGGCTACACAAAAATGTTTGAAAATATATTAGATGGTGTAAATGTATTTTTAAATCGTGATTATCATAAATCTATGGAAAATGAATATGATCATATCTTTAATTCGATGGCCATAGATGAATATTATGATTATTGCTATGGCGAATTGCCATATCGATCAATACATTTTCATACGATAACAGTACCCATAGATGAAATACTGCCTTGTACAACAGTAAATTTTACAGATGATGGTCGATTTACAAGAGTTACAGAATGGAAAAAAATACCAATGCATGGTGAGAATATGAATTACAGTACCGTTACATATGAAGAACCATGCGACTATAAAGAAACAGGTGAAAAGTATTATCCCGTGATGACTGAAAATACGAAATTGTTATACAAAAAATATAAAGACATACAAAATGATAAGGTGACATTCATTGGCCGATGCGGCCTTTATACCTACATGGATATGCACATGGTTGTTTCGTCATCGTTATCAATCGCAAAAAAATTTATAAGAGAGAATAAGTATGGTAAAGAGAAAACATAACATAACAGAAGAAAGAAATTCATTCAAACCTTTTTATTATCCATGGGCATATGAAGCATGGTTAAAACATGAACAGATTCATTGGTTGCATACAGAAGTGCCTATGCTTGAAGATGTAAAAGATTGGAAAAATAAACTTACAAAAGAAGAAAAACAGTTTCTTACACACATTTTTCGATTCTTCACACAAGGCGATATAGATGTTGCTGGTGGCTATGTTAAAAACTATTTACCTTATTTTGCACAACCAGAAGTTCGTATGATGCTTCTTGGCTTTGCGGCTCGTGAAGCATTACATGTGGCTGCATATTCACACTTAATTGAAACTCTTGGCTTGCCAGAAACTATGTACAATCAGTTTCTTGAATATGATGCAATGAAACAAAAACACGAATACATTCTAGATATTTCTAATCAAAATTCAAGTAAAGAAAACACAGCCAAACATATTGCCGTATTCTCTGCATTTACAGAAGGTATGCAGTTGTTTAGTTCTTTTATTATGTTATTGAATTTTCCACGACATGGTAAAATGAAAGGCATGGGACAGATTGTTACATGGTCAATTGTTGATGAAACCATGCACACAGAATCAATGATTAAGTTGTTTAGAACCTATATTGAAGAAAACAAAGAGATTTGGAATGATGAGTTAAAAGGTCAGATATATACTATTGCAGGTAAAATGGTTGAATTAGAAGATAAATTCATTGACCTTGCATTTGATATGGGACCAATGCAAAATCTAACATCAGATGAAGTGAAACAATACATTCGATATATTGCTGATCGTAGACTAATTAGCCTTGGTATGAAAGGTATTTTTAAAGTTAAAAAGAACCCACTACCATGGGTTGAAGAAATGATTAACAGTCCAATTCACGGCAATTTCTTTGAGAATCGTGTAACTGATTATGCAAAAGGTGCATTGTCTGGTGATTGGGAAGATGTATGGGGCAAAGCAGCATGATCACAATAGATCAAACAGCAATAAACAAAATTGCAGAGTTATATGTAGAAGAAAATGATCCTGAAGTAAAAGGCCTTCGCATATTTGTTCAAGGTGGCGGTTGTTCTGGTTTTCAATATGGTTTTACTTGGGACAATGCCATCAATGAAGATGATTTTGTTTTTGATGTGAAAGATGATATAAAATTATTAGTTGATAGTATGTCATCACAATATTTGCAAGGCACAACAGTTAAATATAAAAAAGAATTAGGCGGTGAACAATTTGTTATGGAAAATCCTAATGTAACAACCAAGTGTGGTTGTGGTTCATCTTTTGGAGTTTAAAAATGGCATATTCAGCTCAAGTAATAGACCATTATGAAAATCCTAGAAATGTAGGATCTTTTGCAAAAACAGAAGATTTAACGAAAATTGGTACAGGTATGGTTGGTGCTCCAGCCTGTGGCGATGTAATGAAATTGCAGATAAAGGTGAATGATGAAGGAATTATTACTGATGCGAAGTTTAAGACATATGGCTGCGGCTCCGCAATTGCAAGCAGTTCTCTTGTCACGGAATGGGTCAAGGGTAAAACTCTTGATGAGGCATCAACTATTAAGAATACTCAAATCGCCGAAGAGCTGGCGCTCCCTCCAGTCAAAATACATTGTTCAATTTTGGCTGAAGATGCAATCAAAGCGGCCATAGAAGATTATAAGAAAAAGAATTCACAATGTTTGGTTTAACTTTAATTATGACTTTGTTATTAGGTTATCAAGTAATGATGCCTCAGGTAAACAATGCCAAATACACCTTCAATATTGATTCAGAAGGTACTATTATACGCATGAATACACAAGATGGCACAATGGAAAAATGTGATAAAAATTTAATTTGTAAGGGAGAGAAATGAAAAAACTATTATTTACAATTCTTGTTATGATGGGTTCAACCGCCATGGCCAATCCATATAATTGGCAAATCACCCGTGTTATTGATGGTGATACCGTAGAATTTAATGTACCATTTATGCCTGATCCATTACCAAAGAAATTATCAATTCGTGTATTAGGCGTTGATACACCAGAAAAAGGCCATCGTGCATTATGTCCAAAAGAAAATGAAGCTGCACAGAGAGCCACACAATTTACCAAAGATGTATTGAATCGTGCATATCAATCTGGCCAACAAGTATTGATTGAATTAAAAGACCATGATAAATATGGCGGCCGTGTGCTTGGTGATGTGGTTATTAATGGTCAGCGTTTATCGCAATTACTAATCGCCAATGGCCACGCAAGACCTTATTTTGGTGAAAAGAAATCTTCATGGTGTTAATATGACAAATCTACATCATATATGCGATAATTGTGGTTCTGAGTTTACGATTAAATACGATGAGGATCAGACTGAAACTGATCCACTCCATTGTCCGTTTTGTGCAGAATATATTACGGAACATGAAGAAGTTGATGATGATGAATGACCTGGTACTTTCATAATACCATCAATGAGATAACAGCCGAAGAAACCGAAGGGTTCTTTGGCTTTGTCTATCTCATCACTCACAACAAAACTGGCCGAAAGTATATTGGCAAGAAATTCTTTACTAAATCTAAAACTAAACAAGTAAAAGGTAAAAAGAAAAGAATTCGTGTCGCCTCTGATTGGGAAAACTATTGGGGAAGTAATAAGAAATTACAAGAGGAAGTAAAAGAAAAAGGTGCAGATCAATACACTAGAGAGATTTTACACCTCTGTAAAAGTCGTAGTGAGTGTTCTTATTGGGAAACTTTTGAGATTTTCAACCGCCACGCTCTGATGAATGATTCATACTATAATGAGTGGGTGTCCTGTAGGATTCGGAAGGACCACCTTAAAGCTAAAGCATCTTAATTTCAAACCGGACACCGATACTTATAATATTTTCAGCTTCATTTCACAATAATTCAGGTAAAAATTTATTATTTTTTCTTTGATTTTCATCTGATGAAATAATTCTCAAATTTTGATGTACGTGCAATCCAGAGACATTTTTACCACGTAAGGGTATTATGTGATCCACATGATGTGGAGTTCCTGTTTGTTCTGTTATTCTTCTACATTCATCATAGATTTCGCTTATTTTATTAATGTCACGCCATAGTGGTTTTTGTTTGTTTCTATGTTCGTGAAAATAACCTGCGCCAATTTTGGCAGCAATAATTTTTTCATGTGAAGGCGAACAAGCTTTTTTGTTTTTGCGAAAAATGGGTTTATTACAAATTAGACAATTCATAGTTATCTCCGACTGATATAGATAGTTATGTGGGACAGCCTGATCCGACCGGGTTTCTTGGTACGCCAATACCAAGATTACCACATTTATTTATCATCTGGTAGAATTACATCATCTTTGCCACAAAAATGTGCGGTTGCAACATAAAATATACTAAATAATATTGTAATGCTTAAGGAGGTTACAATGTTATTGAAATTTAAATCTTTTCTACAAATGCTGTGGGATTCTATGATTGAAGGCCAAATGAAGCGTGCCGAATATTATAAAAAAACCCGTAGATTTATGGAATAAACTCAATCAATCGTCTAAAGGAGATTCACATGTTTGACTATTTTAAAAACGCTAAAGTACCACAAATCGATGAAATCGTTGCCAAATCTACTGATGTGGCCATTCAAACCATCGACTATCAGAACTCGGTATTTAAAGAGACTTTGAAGTTTTTTAATACTGTTACAGACAAATTCTTTTATACATATACTGTGAGTGCAGCAGATGCTGTAAATAAAGGCACGGAATATGCAAAAGAAGCAATTACAAAAGCAGGAAAACAACTTTCAACGGTATCTGCAAATAGCAAATAATACTCGTTCTTGGTTGCCTGTCAATAGAAATGGTTGGTGGATTAAGTTTTCCACCTACCATTCTCACAATATTCTTTTATTCTTAATTTCACCATTTACTGGTCAGACCATTATTCGTTATTTCGACAATGAAGATGATGCAGTAAAATTCATTAACTATATTTGCGACTTAGATCCTCATTTAGAGTTGGAGATTTAAAATCTGATGTTATTCGTGTAAGTGACATATTTGTTCTCTGTTATGCTTGTTTGATAGCCATAGTGTTCTGGTATCCAGCATTTATTGAAATCCACTTACTAGAATCCAACTGTACTGGACTAGATCTAGGAGTTCTGTCGTTAAGGCCTAATTCTCCTCCACTATTACTTCCCCATGCCCATAATGTATTATTATTTTTTGTCGCTAACGTAAAATATAGACCACTACTAATTTTATTCCAATCAGTACCAGTTCCTACTTGAACTGGACTGGATCTATTTACTATATCATTAAATCCTAGCTGGCCAGCATTATTTCTACCCCATTGCCATAGAGTACCATCTGTTTTGGTGGCTGCGGGGCTGTAGACACCAACACTCACCAGATTCCAATTAGTAGAAGTTCCTACTTGGACTGGACTGGATCTATCAATTGCGTTTCCAAGTCCTAATGAACCATTAGTATTAACTCCCCATGTCCACAGAGTACCATTTGTTTTAGTAGCCCCACTTGATCGATATCCTATATCAACCAAATTCCAATCTGTAGAAGATCCTATTTGAGTTGGGCTAGATCTAGCAGTTGTTTGATTGAGTCCTAAGTTTCCTCTAAGATTAGATCCCCACGTCCACAAAGTACCGTCAGTTTTTTGAGCAATTGCATCACCATATCTTTCTTTAATAATATTCCAATTAGTAGCAGAGCCAACTTGTGTTGGACTAGATTTATTAATTTGATCTCCAAGTCCTAGCTGGCCATAATTATTATCTCCCCAAGACCATAAAGTACCATTTGTTTTGATAGCAAACATTGCATTATCGATACTAATTTTGCTCCAATTAGTACCAGTTCCTACTTGGACTGGACTGGATCTATTAATCATGTCATTAAGTCCTAGATTACCAAAGCTATTATTTCCCCATGTCCATAAAGTTCCATCTGTTTTTATTGATCCAGATTGATAATCAAAAGTGTTTATTTCACTCCAATCATTACCAGCAACTTGAACTGGGCTGGATCTAAATCCATCATTTATACTTATTCCTAATTTTCCCACACTACCGTTTGATCCCCAAGTCCATAATTGATACTGTGGCGCAACCGTAACCGTAACATTAAATGTCCTATCAGAATCTTGCAATTCAGCATCAGAGGCTCTTACAGTAAAGCTATATGTTGTCTCAGCACCAATCGTTACAGTACCATAAAAATATCCATTGCTGAGTAATTGTGTACCAGCTGGTAATGCTGTAGTATTGGAATATGTTGTGGCACCAGTAGCACTCAATGATACATTAAAGGATACATTGGCTGATTGATTTGATAAAGTGCTGCCTGTAACCCATGTTGGTGATGTAGAATATGTTACACCATTTACACGAATACCAAATCCACCATCTGGATTAATTACATAAAGATTATATGATGCAGCTGATCTAGCAGGTACTTGTGCTCTTAATGTTGTTGAATTCACATAACTAACTGCCGTGGCCTGTGTAGTGTCAATGAATACTGTGGCACCAGATTGAAACTCTGACCCATTAATCACAATGTAACCACCAGCAGTATCTACGGCAGTATCATCTAATATTGTATAAGAAGAATTAGCAACATTGACAGAAGTAATTTTAGGTGCCAATGTTTGTGTAAAGGCTACGGTGGCAGTATTGGATAGTTTAGTCGTACCAATGGCATAATCTTGTATGTTTTGGGGTTGTATTTTGGTAAGTGGCATGATTTTATGCGGTTCTGGTGGCTATGGTGTTGTATTTTCCAATACTCACCTTGCTCCATGTGGTACCAGATCCTATTTGGACTGGACTGGATCTATTTACTATATCATTAAATCCTAGCTGGCCACGATTATTACGTCCCCATGTCCATAAAGTACCATCGGTCTTGGTGGCTATGGTGTTATAAAATCCAATACTCACCTTACTCCATGTGGTGCCAGATCCTACTTGAACTGGACTGGATCTATATACTCTATCATTAAGTCCTAGCTGGCCGTGATCATTACGTCCCCATATCCATAGTGTACCATCAGTCTTGGTGGCTATAGTGTTATAAACTCCAATACTCACCTCACTCCATGTGGTGCCAGATCCTACTTGGACTGGACTGGATCTATCAACTATATTACCAAGTCCTAGCTGGCCATTATTATTATATCCCCATATCCATAGTGTACCATCAGTCTTAGTGGCTATGGTGTTATAAGCTCCAATACTCACCAAATTCCAATTAGTACCAGATCCTACTTGGACTGGACTGGATCTATCAACTATATCATTAAATCCTAGATG